GACATTTTAGTTCTTATTGTCTCGTAAGGATAAAAAAATACCCTACGGATGTTAGACCTCCCCGACATGGGAGTCTTGTTAACATTCTACACAGGGGTACGATCTTTCGAGTCCTTTGTATTAAGTTGTATTACAACTGTCACACTAGGTGTGTGCCAGTTCATGATTATTTATAACACGGGAAGACTACAGAAGTCAACCCTTAGTGGACAGTTTCTCTTCTGACACAAGGTATGCCAAGGCTTCTTGCTTGTGGGTTGGTTCATGGAAGGTCATATAGTCGAAGTCTTTGTCTCCACAGGTGTGTGTATGAACTGTCACGTCACCCTCATATTCTATAGGTTTCTGCTTCCGTATTAATTGTTTAAAAGTGGGAGGATCCCAGTCTAGATGGGTACTTCTACCTAACCCAGATGGTCTACGATCAGTCCAGACATCAAAGTATAATGATATGTTTGTCTCTACGTTAGGTAGTTCCATGTATGAATATTCACCACGAAACAGAGTAAGCTTTGCTTCCTCTTGATACACCCACAAAACTTTGTTTGCTTTGATATCACCATATTTCATATCGTTAAGCATGAGACCTGAGCATGAGTTATACAGGTCAACCACACCCACCCACTCAGGATGGATCTTCTCCTCTACACTCTCATCACTGTCCCAATGAGGACCAGTGTATGTGTGACCGTTTGGTGGTATGTACACCCAGTACTCCATACCTAAGCATGGTTTGATAAAGAATCTCTTGTATAACTTCTGGAGATAGTCCTCCACTAGGTTACGTGGTTCATCATCATAACCTATCCAAAAATTCTCACGACCAATCTTCTTGAGTTGATCACTCAAGTGGTAGTTGGTCTTGCCATCATGTATGTGTCTGTATATCTTATACCAGTTCATTCAAAGTAAAGAGACTCACCAATTCCACATTGCTGTCCTTGAATAACTTGTCTGCTTCACCATCATCCTGACGGTCCACAATACAAACCACTCTATTGACCACGTAACCTGCGTCTCGCAGGATCTTTACTGCTTTGATAGCAGAGTTACCTGTTGTGATTACATCCTCTAGGAGAGTCACCACAGACCCTATAGGATGGGTTGGTCCCTCTACCATTGCCTGAGTACCATACCCCTTAGGATCTTTACGTACTAGCATAGCATCTAGTTTGCCTGATGTAATAGACACACCTGTTGCTAGTGGGTCACCACCTAAGGTAACACCTGCTACTGCTACAGCATCCTGATCCACTTCCTTGAGTAGTGCTGGTGCTATGAGTTTAATACCCTCGTTGCTAAGAGAGATGGGCTTACAGTTAACATAATGCATACTGGTCTTACCTGAAGACAGTATGATGTCACCATACTTGTACCCTTTCTCCTTAATTAAATTTAATAGTGTCATTTTTTTATGTCTATGAAGATAAACTCCATTGGTTCTTCTGAATAGTTATACGCTTCGTGTATGTGATCTTGTACATCCCATACAGAAAACTTACCTGACTCCCAACAGTTAACTTTCTTACCCTCCCATATCATATAACATTTCTCTGGGTCAACTACAAGAGGAATATGTATCCTCCTATACCTGTGAGGATATACGTCAGGATCCCTGTGCTTAGGTAACTCTGTGTTCGGATGGAACAGAGCACCAGTAGCAAACAAGACCTCATCTCTGTCTAATATCTCTACGATCTTAGGGTCATCCACAAGGGAAGTACGCACCCCTTTAAATCCTCTGGTTCCTTTCAACCAGCACATATCTATAGGTTGGTTGGAATATCCTTCTGCTGTTGGTGCCTTACGATAAGGCAACTCAGTTGTCATCCCCCATTCATATATGATTTGTAGTTCTTCGTCAGTTAACATCAGGTTTAAAATAATCTTTTTTCATATACCTGCCCAGTATATTACTGTTGTAATAGGCAGGAGTTCCATCTATATGTTCAGTGAGTACATTATTTAGAAAGAGTTGTCTAGTCTCTTCGTAGTTTACCTTTCCAAGGGTGGTGTGAAGTGAGATAATTTCTCTCTTGAAGTTGGATTTTCCAAGAGATTTAACATCGGCCTTAAGTTCTGCAGAACTTCCGTAGTAGTTCTTCCAGTCACTCTCAGACGTAACCCGCCGTTTCCCTTGCCCACTTCTAGGCTTTCTACGCTGTGTAAAATACTTTCTTCCGATGTATTGCCTACCCGATTTGTTATTTGTAATACGGTAGACGTAACCGAAGAAATCGTTAATGTCATTAGAAGTAAAAGTTGTACCCTGATAGGTCCAGGGGTTCTCATAACTTCCCTCATCAATTTGTTCATTAGTCGCACTCTCCATCTTCATCATTAACTTGGGCATAGGATTTAACTCCATCACCCCTATCTATACGATAAGCAGATGTGTCTGAATAAACTTCAGACTTTAACTCTGCTAATGCTCGTTCGATATCTCCTATTAATGTTTTTAAATTTCTTTTTTCCATTTATTACTCCCAGTATTCATCTAGTCTTTCTAATACGTTGATCAAAATTCTATTAGCTGCTCCTCTCTGCTTATCATCCCACTCAGGATACCAAGTTTTTTCATGAAGACCTGTCTTCATCCTCATGATATAAGCAGTCATATCAATTTTTCTCAATCGTCCGTTCACTTTAATTCCTGCTGCAGTTTAGCCCAGTCATTATTAAACTTTTCTAAACCTGCATCAGTTAAACAGTGGTCATACATCTTATTAAATATGTCCCAAGGAAGAGTACAGATATCAGCCCCCACTCGAAAACAGTTTGAGACTTGAATTGGTTCTCTAATTGAAGCAGCGAGTACTTGAGTCTTAGCACCATGCGTTGAGAATACATCAGAAATTTCCTCCACTAAAGTAAGTCCATCCCAATACTGATCGTTAAGACGACCTATGAATGGCGAAACATATGTTGCACCTGCTTTAGAAGCAAGTATAGCTTGAGCAGCAGAGAATATAAGTGTTACATTAACTGCTACATCCATTTTAGATAGTTCTAAACAAGCCTTCAGACCATTACGTGTACATGGTACCTTGATAGTAATGTTTGGTCCTATTTGTAGATATTCCTCTGCTTCTTCTAACATAGAATCTACAGACTCACCTACTACCTCTGCTGATATGGAAGAATGGAATGGAAATATATCTGAAATTTCTTTCAGTACTTCCTTAGGATTCTTTCCCGCCTTCAACATGAGAGAAGGATTTGTAGTAATACCATCTACCAATCCAGACTCAAATCCATGTTTTATAAGGTCTACATCAGAGCAGTCCAGAAAGATTTTCATAGTATAATTTATTTTTATTTCATGTATTTATTATACACAAAAAAACAGAGGGTGTCAATAACCCTCTGTAGAACAAGTATGTCTTGGTATGAAGACTGTTTAAATTAAACTGTTGCTTCTACCTTTTGCTTTGTGTACCTTGTACCTCGATACATTAAATCGAAGTTTCTTTCTCTGGTTGCTTGATTAAGCACCATCTTACGATACTCACTTGTATCGTACTCGTTTCCTCGATATGTTACTTTTGCCATTTGACTTACCTCTAAAGTAGTTGGATTTTTAGGCCCGTTCCTTTAGTCATTTTCGTCCCAACAACCCCTTGTCTCTTCCTTTATGACCTGAATCATTTCAGATCTAACATCTTCTGATACATCATATGCTTGCATCTTATCGATGAGAACACTAGCATCAGAACAAGTAAAAGAAGTGGCAATCAAAAATGGAATCATTAAGATGAACGCTCCGTTCCGTGACTTACTTGCGACCCCGAAGGGTTGAACGTAAAGGTAGCGGTTGCTACCTACTTACTATTTATAGCACATTTTGTCTTGAAATGCAAGCATAATGTTAAGAATCTTCACAATCATACTGCTGTTTCCAACGTTTCTTTTCTGCCTCCCATAACATTTCTGCAGTACCAGGTGGTTGATCTATCTGCCCTGTGCTATCAAGTAAGGCATCCCATTGTTCTTCTGCGGATCTTTTAATAGAATCTTGCAATTCCTTTAAGTCCCACTCTATATCAGAGTTTAAATCCTGTGAAGGAGTCTTTTGTGACATCCTGTTTGATTCCTCCGACGACATAGCTTTCAATCTCCGTTTCTTGTGGTGCGTTTTGCTGACCCTTAGAGTTGAGCCAGTGCTCAGTCCAAGGTAATGGATTATTTCTAAGGGGTACATCATATATACTATCCAAACCAATTGCTTTCATACGTCTGTTAGCAATCCACTCTACGTACTGATGTAATAATCTATCATTCAAACCAATAATAGATCCATCCTTAAACAAATAATTTGCCCATGACTTCTCTTCATCAACAGCTTTTCTAAACATCCCTGTTACAGTTTCTTTCTCTTCTCTAGCAATCACTTTCATTTCTGGATCATCATTACCACTACTCCAGTTCTTTAATATCTGTTGTGTTAATACTAGGTGCTGTGATTCATCTCTTGCAATCAAACTCAAGATCTTTGCTGATCCTTCCATGAGTTTGTTCTCCCCGAATGCAAATGAGCAAGCAAAAGATACATAAAATCTAATACCTTCAAGGATGTTAACATTAGCGACAGCTCTGTAGAGACTTCGCTTGAGATCTTTTCGTGTCCATTCTGCATTAATATGATCCTTCCAATCTTCTTTCCAATTGTTACTAGCACCCCATTCATGTGCTTGATTTAAAAATTCATCATAAGATTCTGTAACAGACTCTGCTCTTGAAAGTATATTCTCATCCTCAAGGATAGTATCAAATACATCTGAAGGATCAGAGTATACATTCTTAATAATATATGTGTAAGATCTGGAGTGTATCATCTCCATGAACTGCCACACTTGCATACATGC